AATCTTTTTCATTCCGATGATATTTCTTTGGATGAAAAAGAAATAGATATATGTATAAATGAATTTGGAGATAATATAAAAGAACATTTAAAGACAGCTCTATATGAAAAAGAAAGGAGTAGAAATAATTTAAGATTATCTACAATAGGAAAACCTGATAGACAATTATGGTATGATATAAATATGGAGAAGGAGAGTGCTCCTGTTTCTTCTTCTACTCGTATCAAGTTTTTATATGGGTATATCTTGGAAGAATTATTAATAGCTTTATCTAGATTATCAGGGCATATAGTTACTGATACTCAGAAGGAAGTTAGTGTTGAAGGAGTGAAAGGTCATCAGGATTGTGTGATTGACGGGGTTCTTGTTGATTGTAAGTCCACTTCTCCACGAGGATTTGAAAAGTTTGAGAAGGCAGACTTGGTAAGAGATGATCCCTTTGGTTATATAGCACAGATATCTGCTTATGCTAAAGGAAATGAGGTAGATGAAGCTGCTTTTCTTGCTATTAATAAACAGAGTGGAGAGATATGTTTAACTCCTGTTCATTCTTTAGAGATGATAAATGCAGAAGACAGAGTTAAATATATTAAGGAGCTGGTACAAAGAAAAAGTCCACCTAATCGTTGTTATAGTGATGTTAAAGAAGGTGTTTCAGGTAATAAAAGATTAGGAACATCTTGTATATATTGTAATCATAAACGGGAATGCTGGAAGGATGTTAATAATGGGCAAGGATTACGAGTATTCAATTATGCAAGAGGATATAGATATCTTACAAAGGTTGCAAAGATTCCTGATGTACCAGAGGTTGTCAATTGGTAGATCATCATTGGGTTCAATATGGAAAGGAGGAAGTATTTGTTCCCAATCTTGATAAGTTTGGGTTTGTTTATTTAATAACCAATCTTCAGAATGGAAAAGGTTATATAGGTTGTAAACAATATCTATCGTATCGTAAATTAAAAGAAACAGAATCCAATTGGAAAAGATATATGGGTTCTTCTAAATGGTTACTGAAAGATATTGAGAAGATAGGGAAAGAACATTTTAAATTTCAGATCATAGCTGAATATAAAAATAAACGTAGTTTACACTACTATGAATTATATTATCAGATGAAATTTAATGTTCTTTCCTCCACTCTTGAAGGAACAGATGAACCAGCTTATTATAACTCAAGAGTAGGTGGTAAGTTCTATCGTCCTGTTGAGAGCTATCGAGATCCTGAATATAGAAAGAAACAATCTGAAAATGCAAAGAAACAATTCTCAGATCCTAAAGCAAGAAAGAAACTAGGTGAAAGAGAGTTTTATAAAGATCCTGAATGGAGAGAGAAACAATCTGAAAATGCAAAGAAACAATTCTCAGATCCTAAAGCAAGAAAGAAACTAGGTGAAAGAGAGTATTATAAAGATCCTGAATTTAGAAAGAAACAATCTGAAAGGTCAAAGAAATACTACTCAGATCCTGAAGCAAGAAAGAAACTAGGTGAAAGAGAGTTTTATAAAGATCCTGAATATAGAAAGAAACGATCTGAAATTATAAAGAATATGGCAAGAGATCCCATTACGGGTCAATTAAAAAAACAAAATGTACAAACCAAATAAAAATAAAGAAGTATTTGTAGATCCTATAGTTCTGTTTGATCATGAGGTGCCTGAACGTCGTCTTTATTTAGCTGTAATTCTTCAAGCTCTATTGGATGCTACTAACATTTCTGATATTGTAACAAAAGATAAAGCAAAGAGGTGGTTCTTTTGTAGCGTTGGAGTTACTTGTGATAACTTTCAATTTATCTGTGATGGTGCAGATATAGATTCCACTTCCGTTAGAGGATTTGCTTATGAAGTTATTAATTCAGAAAAGAAATCAAACTTTCGATATAGAATATATCAAATATTATCTGAAAGATAAATATGGTAAGGAGAGGAATGAATGTCTACACGAGATTATCAAGTAGGTGGAGATCATTATAGTAAATTAAAGATACAGCCAGTAGATTACATTTATGCTAATGAACTTGATTTTCTGGAAGGAAATGTGGTAAAGTATATCACTAGACACAGGATAAAAGGAGAAGGAGCACGAGATATACAAAAGGTTATTCATTATGCACAAATGATTTTAGAACTTAGATATGGAGAAGACATTGAAGCATCAACAGATTCTCGTAAGGGATGATTTAATACCAGAATATCTTCAAGATTATTTTGAATTAATTACTCTTGGTGTAAATGTTAAAACAGATAGATCAATAGTAGGAGAAATGTTTCAGACGATTGAATACAAATGTAAGTATGAACCTACTATAATTGAAAATAAAAATATAAGACCACCTTTATCCTTTGTTCATGTTTTAAAGGATAGTGTGAGACTGTCTACTAATTTTCCTAATTTTTCTTTAATCCCATTACGAGCATGTCTTGCATTAAATATAGATTTGGAAGATGTACTAATGGCTCGTGTTATGCTTACTTGTCCTCAAGATACAAAACTTAAACATGGTGCTCCACATACTGATTTATTTACACCACATTCTGTATTGATATATTATGTAAATGATTCAGATGGGGCAACAGTATTGTTTGATGATGACAAAAATATAATTCAAGAAGTAGAACCTAAAAGGGGGAGAATTTTATTATTTAACGGTTCTATTTCTCATGGAGGAGGCATTCCAAAAAATAGTAATAGATGTCTAGTGAACTTTGATATAAACTTTAGCTCAAGGAGAAATGCAAATGAGCTTACCAAGTGAGTACCAGAACTTTATATACTTGTCTAGATATTCCAGATGGCTAAAGGAAGAAGGACGTAGGGAAACATGGGATGAGACTGTTAGTAGATTAATTAGTTTCTTTCGTAATCATGTGGAGAATAATCTTGGTATTAAAGATCAGCTTGATACGAGAGATTGGTCAATGATTAAGAATGCTATTCTATCTCTTGAGGTAATGCCAAGCATGAGATCATTAATGGCTGCTGGTCCTGCCTTGGAACGTGAGAACATAGCAGGATACAATTGTTCTTACATACCAGTGGACAATCCAAAGTCCTTTGATGAGATACTTTATATTCTTATGAACGGAACAGGAGTGGGATTCTCTGTGGAACGTCAGTATATTAATCAGCTTCCCACCATTCCCGATGTGGACTTTGAAAGAACAGACGATGTTATTAGTATAGCTGATTCCAAAGAAGGATGGGCAAGAGCCTTCAAAGATCTTATATCTTTCCTCTATACGAACAGGATACCCAAGATAGATACAAGTAAGATACGTGCTGCTGGAGCTAGACTAAAGACCTTTGGTGGTAGGGCCAGTGGACCACAACCATTGGTGGATCTGTTTGACTTTACCATTCGTAAGTTTGAAGAAGCCAGAGGTAGGAAACTTAATTCTATTGAATGTCATGATATTGTATGCAAGGTGGGAGATGTGGTGGTTGTAGGGGGAGTACGTAGGTCAGCTTTGATATCCTTATCCAATCTATCCGATGATCGTATGAGAAGGGCTAAGTCTGGTGCTTGGGATATAACAAATCCTGAACGAGCTTTGGCAAATAACTCTGCCGTATATACCAATCGTCCTGACACTGGTGTATTTATGAATGAGTGGCAGTCCCTGTATGAGAGCAAGAGTGGTGAGAGAGGTATCTTTAATCGTCAGTCTGCACAGATGAAGGCTGCACAGAATGGACGTAGAGTATCTGATATAGACTTTGGTACGAACCCTTGTTCAGAGATTATACTACGACCCAATCAATTCTGTAACCTTACCGAAGTTGTATGCAGAACAAAAGATGATCGTAATAGTTTAGCTAGAAAGATACGTATAGCTACTTTACTTGGGACAATTCAATCCACCCTAACAAACTTTGGTTATCTAAGAAAGAGATGGATAACAAATACAGAAGAGGAGAGACTACTTGGTGTATCTCTTACTGGTATTATGGATTGTAGACTTCTTAACTCTTCTCCTGAGAAACTGAATTACTCTGCCAATATTATTTATCTTGAGGAACACTTACAATACCTACGTAATGTAGCTATTACAACGAATAAGAAATGGGCCGAGAAACTTGGTATTCCTCAATCCACTGCCATTACCTGCATCAAACCTTCCGGTACGGTAAGTCAACTGGTAGATAGTGCAAGTGGTATCCATGCAAGACATTCAGAATATTATATTAGAACAGTTAGAGGAGATAATAAAGATCCAATGACTGTATTTTTAAAGGAGATGGGCATTCCAAATGAACCTCAAATAAATGGTAATATCGAATCTAAAGATGTATCTGTATTTTCTTTTCCTATTCATTCAGATCGTAAATCAGTATTTAGAAATGATATGAATGCTATAGAACAATTAAAGATATGGAAAACTTATGCTGAACATTGGTGTGAACATAAACCAAGTGTTACCATATCCGTTAAAGAAAGTGAATGGGTACAAGTAGGTGCTTGGTGTTGGGAGAACTTTGATTATCTATCTGGAGTTTCTTTCTTACCTTATTCTGATCATACTTATATACAAGCTCCCTATCAGGAGATTACTTCAGAAGAATTTAGAAAGGCCAGAAGTAAAATGCCTAAGAAAGCTATTGATTGGGCTTTGTTAAAGGACTTTGAGAAGGAAGATAATACTATAGGATCACAGGAACTGGCTTGTACTGCTGGTGTTTGTGAATTAGTAGATTTAACATAGTATGATTAACAAAAATCATTTGCTTTATACTCTAAGTATTTTAGAAGGAAGCTTAAATGCAATTGATAATAAAAAAATATCAAATGATATTATAAATAATAAAGATAAACGAAGAAGTACAAATATAACAGAGAGCAGCCATGAAGATAATAATTTTCCCTTATCTACAGATCTTAAAACAATAATGGATACAATGTCAAACGATTTTGAGAAGTTTACTAGTACTCATACTTTATATGAAGCTGAATATTGGGGACATATTCAAGAAAAAAATATGAGTACAAACTATCATAATCATGGGAATAAAGGTGTTTCTGGTGTTTATTATTGTCAAATACCAGCAAATTCTGCTAAGATTGTGTTTATGTGGAAAGAAGATGAAGATAGTACTCCCCACCGATATTCTATAACCCCACAAGAAGGAAAATATATTTTATTTCCTTCTTATCTTTATCATTGTGTGCCTATCAATGAGTTGGAAACTTCAAGAATTTCAATATCTTTTAATTTTAATGTTAAACAAATTGATAAAAGATATAATAGACTTAATATAGAAAGTTCTTGACAAAGAACTAAATATGTGAGACAATTTTACATTGGAATGCCATAATGGGTTCCTAAACAAAGGAGAAATGATATGATTAATTTTAATTACCACACTTGGCCCAGATTTGCTATAGGTTATGACAGATTTTTGGATCAGGTAATGAACTATACACCAGCCGGTGATGGTGGTGGTAGTGATGGATATCCTCCCTATGATATTGTCAAAGTTGGTGAAGATATATACTGTATAGAAATGGCTCTTGCAGGTTTTACCAAGGACGAGATCAAAGTCGAGGTTAAAGAAAATACTTTAACTATAGAAGGAGATATAAATGGTAGACATGATAACTCTGACTATATTCATAAGGGAATTGCAAGACGAGCATTCCAAAGGAAGATTCTCCTCAATGACACAGTTAAAGTTGAAGGGGCTGAACTAACTGATGGAGTTCTCTATATTAACTTAACGCAAGATATTCCTGAAGATCAAAGACCAAAGTTAATAACAATTAATTAAGGAGACTTTATGAATACAGTCTATATTGGCTACGATCCTAAAGAAGATATGGCCTATCAAGTATTGAAGTTCTCATTGGAACGTATATCATCCAAGCCAGTGAGAGTAGTACCTATCAAAAAGGATGTAGTTAAACGAATGGGACTGTATCGTAGAGAACATACGACAATGGACGGCCAAGACTATGACACCATAGATGGCCGTCCTTTTTCCAGTGAGTTTTCCTTTACCAGATTTCTTGTTCCCTTTTTAAATATGTTTGAAGG